GTCCACTGGTCGCCGTCTTGCGCGATGACGCACGGCATCACCTCTTCAATCGTGTAGCCGCGCTCGCGGCATCTTGCCTCTAGAAATTTACGGCTGCAGGTAGTCATGGCAGAGGGTTTGCCGACAGCTTTATCCACTCTGGAAAAATAGGATCATCTTCTGGATTCACGTCGCACTTGTAAGTAGTGCCTGCGTCGGTTTCGTCCAAGGTGACTACAAAATCGTCACGAGTCAGCGTGATGTCGGCGGTCGGGAATGCGTAGAAACAATTGCTAGAGTCTTCAAAGGTACTTGTTTTGCTTGCACAATCGGTGCTGGAACCTTTTGCTATTTCGTTGGAGTCAAGATATTTCACATGTCCGTCGAAGTTGGTTCCTCTAATAGGATAATACTGCAAAGTGTAAACCCTCCACCCGTTGCCATAGCAATTGCCAACCAGAAGGCCAAATTCAAAATTTTGCGGGGTGCCTGGCTCGTTGCAAACACCATTCAATATATAGTTATTTGAAATACACCAAGTGATTGTCCGCACTGCGCGCGCGCCTAGATAGATTAGCGGCGGCTTTATGTGTATGTATGCGTTGCTGCATGTGCACACGCCACCACCACCACCACCACAACAACACGCCATGTTTACACCTTGAACCGAACGAACGTTGAAGTAAACGTGGAAGAAACAATCGTGACCGAACTTGTCACGAGCGTCTTGCCGATGCTGATGGTGCAGGAAGACGTGTTGAGCGAAGCCGACAACGTCACGTCTGTCATTACTGCCGTAGATGATGTTGCTCTAACAAAAACCGCCGTCGCCATCTCAAAGGGCACGTCGATCAGATACCACGCCGTGCCGTCCTTGGCGATCGCGCAGTCAGTTGTTGCGTTGGTCGCGGTCGATGTCACGGGGAAGAACAAGTTCATTGCAGACACCGTATTCGGCGTCGTCGTCACGCCTCGAAACGTCACCTGCTTCTCGCCGTTGATCGCCCACGCCCCAGTGAACGTACAAATCCTAAAGACCTTGCCAGCCTGCGCCGGCAGGCTCTCAAACCTCGTCGGTATCTTCGTCGCCCCCGGCCCGTCGGGCATCCCATCAACGCGCGCGATCGTGCGCTTGATGTCCTTGTGCAGGCCGTCGCTGATGAGGAAGCCGCGTGCCATGGGTTAGTTGAGACGGAGTTGGAGGGTTTGGGTGAGGTTGATTGCCGTCTGGACTTGGCGACGCCAGAGGATGACCTTCGGGTCAGAGTTTTCGCTGCGTGGCGTGCCGTCTTCGTTGAGCGGGATAGGCTGGGCGGAAGGCTGCTGCGAGATGTTCTTTTCGCTTCCAGAAACGCGCACCATTGCCCGAACCTTCTCTCCGGCTGTCACGCCATCTTGCAGGGCCAGAGGCACGATAACTGGGCCGTACTCCCCCTCGCGCTTGAGCGGCATTGCGTAGTTGTCGTTTGTCGTCTGCACGAGGCTTGGGGTAAACGCCTTGCAGTTGAATCCAGACAGCGGAACCAGCACATCCCACCCGACCTCACCATCGCCGTCGATGAAGTTCGGTCGGTACATGAACTCGTAGGAGTTCATGAATCCTCGATACGTCACGATTCCAAACGTCTCAACGTGCGCCGCCGCCTCGACTCCCCGAAACATCACGGTATGCCTCTGGCAGGTCAGGTAGCTGCCTAGCGACATAACCTCGTCATTGATCTTCCCGCAGTGCTCGGCTCGCACGGTTCCAGGAAACGGCTCAAACTGAGTGACGCGGATAGTCGTGATTGGCGCGAGCCGCGACACGCCGTCCATGATGTCGCCAGCGCTGTTTGCTACAGGCACCCAAGTGTTCCCGCCGTATGGCACCCACTTGACCGCCGGCATCTCATAGAGACTCGTACTCGTCGAAAAGTTCGCCGGCCGAATATCCGGCATCACAAGCATCGGGTCGGGCAGGCCCGTGCCGCCCTCGCCGTCGACCAGTGCGGAGGTGCGGTACTGCGCCGTGACGATCCGCACGAGCCGGCTCTCGCCGTCGGCCCGGCCCTCGACGCTCACGCATGGAATCGGGTTCGACGAACTGTAGGGGTCGCCGATCTGGACGCCGACGGCCGACATAATGTCGATCGACTCGTTCGGCGAGTTCAGGATGATCTTGAACACGCGCGTCGCGGTATCGGCCAGTTGCCCGCCGTCTGACGAACGGCTGAACTGGTTGCCCTGCGCGAGTTCGCTGACCAACTTGGGCATCTATCAGCCCTCCGTAATGTCGACGCGAAGGCGGGTGCCGGCCGCGCCGATCGCCTGGTAGTTCGTGCCGCTGCCGAGCCGAAAGAGCGCCGGCTCGCCTGCCCGCAGGGTGCAGAAGCCGAGGAACGACCCGCCGGCGTCGATGCCGATGGCGGCCGTGGACGCGGTCGCCGTCGACAGGTTCCGCAGGAACGCCAACCCGACGCTCGTCAGGTTCGCCGTCGAGATGCTGACAGGATTCGTCGAAAGGGCGAGCGTGACGCTGTTCATTCCAACCTGGCTCATTGTCGCCGTCACGTTGACGACGGAGACAGAGTTGTTGAGGAAGTCCTTGTCTAACTTCATTGAGACGTTGTAGGAGATGTCTGGCATTGGGGGTTCCTTTTAGTTGGCTACTGGGTTGTCTTTTCTTTCGATTGCTCTGAGGATTTCGTTTGTCTCGCGCTGGAGGGCGACCATATCAACGTCGCGGGCGGGATCGTCGCCCCGCAGGAGTCGATTGAGTTCCTGCTGGCCCTGGGTCGTCGTCACGTCGGAGGCGTTGAGGGCGGCACGCGACGGTCCAGAGAGGACGGCGTTGCGGACGGAATCGGCCATGCCGGCGATCGTCGGAGCCAGCGCGCGGAACATATCCTCTTCGGCGCGGCCGATGGCCTCGTTCATTCGGCTGCGAATTGCCTGAATGTCGTCTGGCAGGCCAGTGCTCTCGTCGGCAGCGCGGGATGCGTACTCCCTGATTTCTGCGATCCGCTCATTCAACTCTTCGGCGGCACGCTCGCCCGGAGTCAGCGTGAGTTCTCTTCCTCGCTGCGCGGCGTCGCGCTGTTCCTTGATTCTCGCCGTGAGCCCTTGGGCCTCGGCGGAAGCTGCATCTAGCCCGTCGGCGAAGTCGGCCAGCTCTTTCGCGAGCGCCGACTGCTCGAAGATTCTTTCCAGCCCGCGTGTCGCGTTGACGAATACTTCCTGCGCTCGTTGTTGGTCTTGTGGCGCCGCGTTTACGTTTTCAATAGTGGCCCTTGCCCTGTCGCGCTCGGCGATGAGACGGGCGGCATCGCCTCCGAATTGACCGGCGGCAGCCTGCCGCTCGAACTGCTGCTGGCTGTCTCTGGTGCGCCTCTCAAGTTCTTGCTGGCCCTGCTGCGCGCGCCGCAGCTCGGCATCTGCGCGTCGTCGGTCTTCCTGCGTCTCTCGAAAAACCCGGCGCTGGTCGGCCGCGACGCGAAGGCGATTGCCTTGCGGGACGAACTGGAGGCCGCCGTTGTTGAGTGCGTTGACCTCGCCACTGGCTGCGTTTTGTGCCCTGCGGGCTTCTTCTGCCCGCCGCTCGACCTCCTGAAGAACCGACTCCCCAAGTCGCCCCGAAACTCGTTCCAGCACGTTCGCGAACTGTTCGATGCTCAGTGTCGCCGACTGAAGGGCAGACGACTGAGTCTGGAGTTCGACCTTTTGCCGCTCCAACTCCTGCGCACGCTCGCGGGAGGGCGAGGCGTTCAGTTCTGTGAAGAGTTTTTCAAGCTGTCCTCCGATGCGGTTTCGCTCGGACTCTATAAGAAACAAGTCGAACGAGCCGCGAGTTCTTGCGAGCACGTCCTCCACGGCTGCGAGCGACTTTGAAACGCCCCCTGCGCCCTCAAAAATCGACACCACGAGATCGTCTAGAGCCTTTTGTGCGCCGGCGGCGTCTAGCTTCGCCAAGACTTGGTTCAGCTCAACCAAAGCCTGTGCCGCAGCAGCAGACGATCCGAACCCAAGGGCATCGCCGCCGGCCGCGATGGGCGTCAGCCTTCTAATCTCTGCGTCGACCGCGGCGCGTTGCTGCTCATTGCTTCCTGCCGCGGCCCTGCGGCCCGCCTCGGACGCCTGCCGGCGAATCCTGTCAGCCTCAATCTCTCGACGCGCCGCCGATCCGGCGTCAACGGCGGCTGGCAACTGGGCAATGCCGACATTTCGTATGGCACGGCCAACCGCACGCTCGACGTCCAGTCCGGTGGCCCTGTCGGTCGTCGCTACCCTCGCTGCGATTCGCTCTCTAAGCTGCGCCTCTTCGATTTGTCGCTGAATAGCAACTCGACGGCCGGGGTTCTGCTCGGCCTCGAGCCTCCTCTGAAGTACGTTTTGGTTTGCCCGCTCCCTCTGAACGTCTGGGCTTGCGTCAGCAACACGGCCTTCACGAATTTCTTTTTGCTTCTTCGCGATCTCATCAAGCGCCTTGCGAAACTCGTTGGCCGCAGCCGCGGCCGGAGAGAAGGCGTCGCGAGTCAGCGAGTCGCCGAGCGTGCGGAACGCTTGGGCAAGTTCCTCGACGAGGCTCTTCTGACGAGAGAGGGCGTCGTTCAACGCTTTCGTCTGGTCTTCGGCGGTGCGGCCGCTGTTGATCCACTTGGTGATTGCGACCGCGGCTTGCCCTGCGATGACGGCCGCAAGGCCAACGAAAAGCCCCTTCGTACCGCCGAGAACAAATCCAAGCTGCGTAATGTTGTTGCTGATCGCCCGCAACCTGAACTCAATGCCTCCAGTCGACGAAAAGAAGTCGTCGATGGCGAACGCCGCCTGATTCAGGGCGAGTGAGAACTTGTCGACACCGCCGCGGCCGACGTCACCCGCTCGCTTGAGTGCGGCAGCAATCTCGTCGCTGCTCATGCCTGCTTGCGTTGCGGCAGAGATGAAAGCGTTCTTCAGCGACTCAAGGCGCTCTTGGACGGCGGGGTTGTTTTCTACGTTGTCCGAGAACGCGGATTGGATTGCGTCTCTGTATGCGGTCATCGCCGCCAGCGCCGGCCCTCGCATCTCCTGCGAAATGCGGGCAACAACGCCCTCCATCACCGTCAGTTCGGCATAGAACGCCGAGATTGCCCTGGTCTGCAAAACTTGATCGAAGTCTGCGAACCGCCTCTTGAAGTCGTCCAGCAGCTTCGTGCGGGAGTTCATCCCATCAAGTGATGCGTTGGCCGTTCCGATGGACGCCGCCATCCGGTCGTTCGCCGAGGCCAGCGTCTCGACGCCGGCTGCCCCCGCCCTGGCCTGCTTTGCGATGTTGTCCAGAGCCTTTGCCTCGGCATCTAGGCTCGCCTTTACGTCATCGGGCAGTGCCTGAAACTGCTGGTCAAGGTTTCGCGTGCGTTCCAGTTCCGACTCTCTGGTTCGCGGGCGGCGGCCGAAAAGTTGCTCTGGAGCCTGCTGCGGGCCGAGGTCGATGCCTGCGCCGAAGTTGTCTTGCTGCTCGCGGAGTGCTTCGCGGCGGCGGATGTCGGCGGCGAGCACCCTGTTGGCGGCGGCGGCCTGACGCTCCGTCTGCTCGGCGGCCCGTTCGCGAAACGCGGCCTCTTCCTGGGCAAGCCTCGCGGCTTGGATTTTGTCGGAGATGTCGGTGCGGGCGTCTACAACGATTCGCTGCAATTCCTTCTCTGCGGCGATCAGCCTGCGGTACTCTGCCGTCTGCCGCTCCAAGGCTGCCGTGCGTGTATCAATCTGGGCCTGAATGACCGACGCCGTCCCCCGCTGCCCCTCCTCGGCCGCACGCTCGCGGAGTCCGATAAGCCTGACGAGTTCGTCCGACTCACGCTTGATCGCAGCCTGCGAAGCCTCGAAGGCTCTCGGGTTCAGGGCAACATTGCCGACGGCCTCGCCAGATACTGCCCTGGCCGCGGTGAGCGCGGCCTGTGCTCGTGGCTGCTGGAACTCCAGCTCGCGGCCAGTGCGGATCGTCGAAACCGTCGCCGCTGCTTCCGAAAGCCGACTGATCGCCTCGGCCGTTCGCAGCACCTGAGCCTCAAGAGCCCTGAACCGCTCCTGTCCGATAATTACGCCAGCCTCAATGTCAGACTGGAGGTTCTGCGTTGCGTCTTGTGCCCGATTCAGGGCCGGGATGAACGCCGTCTGCACTTCAGTCGACAACTTTCCGAACTGGGCGACTGCGGCGGCCAGTGGTTCCGCAATCTGCTTGGACGCTGAGAAGAGCTGCTGCTGCTTGACGACGGCAGCCTCTAGGTCTTGCTCGCCGAGAACACGGATGACAGCGTCGATCTGCCTTTTGTCGATCCGCTCAAACTTCGCGATGATGCGGTCGAGGTCTTCGGCCTTGACTCGCACCTGCGTGGCGATGGTCTTGCCGTCTTCCGTTTCGATGATGTTCCGCAGCTCACGGAGTTTCTCTATGCCACCGACATCGGTGAGGACGCGGATGTCCTTGTTCGTGATGTCGCCGATCGCGTTGCGGAAGTCCGTGAGCGACTTCATTCCGCTGGCATTGACAACCAGATTGACCTGGCTGTCCTTCAGCGTGGCGAGGCGGGCCTTCAGTTCTTCGACGTCCTTGATGGCCCCCTGAAATCCCTTGAACGAGAGCCTCATGCTTGAGGCGGCTCTCAGCGAAGCCTCAAACTTCTGGAGCGGCGTCAGGATCGCCGAGAAGGCCCGATTGGCCTCTTGCGTTGTCCGAGTGATGTTGCTCTGAACGCTCTTGGCGAAGTTGCGAAGTTCATTCGCCGACGCATTCAACTTATTGTTGAAGTCGGTCGTATTCGCAGTGACAAGCGCCGAGATTTTGCCGAGGTAGGCTTTTGCCATCGTGTCATCCCTGACGCGGTTGGTTCAACTTCATCAGCTCGTTGATAATCTGCGCCTGCGACTGCTCCGGCTTGACGGCCGTCGGTATGAAGACCGCCTCGTCCGGTATGTCGTTCTTCTTGTAGTTACCGCTGGCCGCCATGATGATGCGGCAGATTCTCGCGGTCTGAGCCCATGAGTCGGGGAGCGGATGCCTCTGGTCGTAGGCATACCACTCCGCGATCTCTTCCGAATCGACCTCCCGCAGCAACCGCTTGACCGACATTCCCAGCGAGAGCGCTAACTTGAGGTAGAACTTCCGCTCGGGCCTGTCGGCTAGCCTTTTCCCAGCGCCTCCACGGCCTCGTTCGTGAAGGCATTCACCTTCCAGGCCGCGTCGAAGACGCGATTGATCACGACGCTCGACTTCTTGCCGAGTTCCGCCGAATCCTCGTCCTTGAAAATCCGCTCGCCGGCCTCGTCGCACAGTGAGAGCAGGATGAACCGGACACGAAATGCCTTCATCTTCTGCTCGGCGTAGGACTCCTCGAAGGCGTCGCGGTCGGTGCCGCTGATCACCTTGATGTAGTAGGTGCCGCCCCATTCGGGGATTTCGACGGCCTCCACCTTGATGTCGTTCGCCGCCAGAATCCGTTTGCGAAGATCAGTCGCCATGCTAACTCCCTTGATAATCAGTCACTTGAAACCGAAGCGACCCGCGGACGACCTCGCCGACGCGAGCCTCCGTAGACGCCGAAACCAAAATCGCCCTCCTGGCAACCGAATACGAAGTCGACGAGAAGGACAGTTGCCCCACTGTTCCGACGACCGTCTGGACGTCGAATGTGCCGTGGTGCAGGTAGTCGACGTTGATCGTCCCGCCAGACCAGTCGCCCGTCGGAACCATGACCAAGAACCCCTTGGCCGTCGAGGCGTCGGTCATGTTCGTGACCTCGGCCGTCGGCGTCTCCACCGAGATGCCGGTCACATACCCCCAACTGCCGTTGAAGGTGAACGTCGCACTCTGCGGGATGCCTGGCATGGCTACACCTAGAGGCGAAACGACGCACTGCCGCGAACGATGTCCCCGAGGCTGGCCGTGACCTGCGACGAGACGCAGGTAGCGGCGGTGCTTGAGAACGCGACTCTGCCGGAGACGGACAGAGTCCCAACGGCGCCGACCGCAGGGATCGTTTGCCCGATGAACTCGACGTCCACCGTCGGCAGCGAGTCGACCGACTTATGCAGGTAGTAAAACGGCTCGGTGTCGTTTGGCCCCAGGCCCATGTGCGGCGCCGACACCCGCTGCCGCTCGGCGCCACCGTTGACGGTGACGCTTGTGATCGTGTAGGCAGACACGCCAAACGTGAATGACGTGCCTTGTGAGCTGACCCCAGCCATGTCGCCTTACGCGACGCGGAAGGTCGCGCTCCCGCTGATGAGGGCACCCACCGAAGCACCGATCGAGGCCGACGACAGCGTCGCGTTGCCGCTGAACGACATCGGGCCGGAGATCGACAGGGCGCCGGACGTGCCGGCAGCGAGCACCGTGGTCGAGATGTAATCGATCGTGACTTCACGCTCAGTGGCGAAGCCGCCGACGAACTCACGACGCTGGTTCGGGCCGATGCCAAGGTGCGAGCCGTCGATGAGGTCTTGAGAGTCGGAAACCTGGACACTGGTGACCGTGATGGGGGTGCTGGTGTTCGGGAACGTGAACGTCAGTCCCTGTGCTGAAACGCCTGCCATGTGGTTGCGCCTCCTTGCGCCGTAATCTTGCCGTGTAGGTTACGAGGTGGACTCGTTCCACCGAATCTGAAACAACTGCCGGACTTCGTAGGCCGGAGGCAGTTGCGCCCCAGCGACCGTCGGATCGAGGAAGTCGTCCGTTTCGGACATCAGCCTCATATCTTGTATTGTAGCCCCGGCCAGCGTGCCGGTGTGTCCATCCAGAGCAAGGCGAACCTCGTCGGCCAACTCGCGGACGGCGTCGTAGGAGAGCGCCCACGAGGCGATCTGGAGGTTCACCATCGGGACGAACAGGGGGCCGCCGAGGGCGACGTCCCGCATGATGTTCGATCGCTTGTAAACGATGAACGGCAGGCTCGCGCCGGTCTTCGGGACGGCGATCGGGTAGACCTGGAAGCCGACGATCCTCGCCACGCCGGGGGTGGAGACGAGTTTCTGGTAGACGTGTTTTTCGGGTGAGATGAGCATGGCTAGAACTTGTTGATTTCGGCTTGGATGAGTTGGGCGAGCACGGCCTGCACCTGAGACGCCGAGTTCACGATCGTTCGCTCCATCGGATGGTAGGCGGGCATCGGGTCGATGCTCTCGCCGGGGCCGAGGGTGATCGGGTGCGTGTCGCCGTCCTGGCCTGGGGCGAAGTCGTGCGAATAGCCCTTGCCCCGCTTGGCCTGCCGCGTCGGCTCGTTGATGCTGCCCATCAGGAAGTAGTACCCGCGGCTGCGGCGGGCGAATTCCTCGTCATTCATGGCAGAAGTCGTTCGCCGCATCTTGCCGTTGATCAACTGGTGGACGTTCACATAGGCCCGCCGGTTCTGCGAGCCCGGCTTTCGCCGGCCACTGCCGAACTCGACGAGCCAGGCGTGATTCCCACTTTCGCGGCCCTCTTCGGAGCCGACGGGGCCGGTCTGCCGGGGGCCGGTGATCGCGACGGCGACCTGGCCGCCCTCGTACTCTTTTGTCTCCGTGATCGTGGACTTGGCGAGATTCCCCGTGGCGCCGCCGCTGCCGGGGGCCAGGGGCTTCGACACGAGGTCTTTGTAGCCGGTCAGGATTGGCCTGGACGCCTGCCGGACGCACTTCTTGAGCAAGCCCGGCGCAGCCAGTGCCCCCGCCACCCGCTCGAGTTCCTTCGCCAGCTCGCGGACGCCAGCGGTGTCGATCCGCACGAAGCCTTCGGTCTGGCTCTTTGCGGTGCCAAGGCCGACGTCACGGGGCGTCGGGTTGCTGGGATTGATCGCCATGCTACTGAACCTCGTTGACGAGCAGTTCCAAGCGGGTGCGGTTGTCTCTGGGGCTGACGCTCACGATCTCAAGCGCCTTGCCCCTCCAGAGCAGGCGGTACTGCGGATTCACCGTCGCGCGGTATCGCATGATGACCTTGTGAGACGCGATGACGTTGGCCTGCTGGGCCTGGAGCACGTCGCGGCTCGCCAGCCCATCGACGCTCGCCCAGACCGTGGCTTCGGTGGCCCATGACAGCGTGGCTTCGCCCGTCGGGCTTCGCAGTTCCTGCGGAGCCTGGAGGGCGACACGCTCGCGCATCATGCCGATGTTCACGTTATGGTTCCTCTGGCGATGATAAGGACGTCATAAGAGATCGCGCCAAACGCCGCATACGCTGCGATTTGTCCGCCGCCCAGATTTCCGCTCCCAGGGCGAGAGAATACCGCCGTCGTTCCCGCCGGCAGCGCGAACCACTGGGGGGTGCCGTCATCGGTGCTGAATAGACCCGCCCACGGGTTTTCAACATTCGGATTAAAATAAATCGCGTTGGCTCCTGTGTTCTGGAAGTAGATGAGCTTGATTCCTTGAAGAGTGATGGTGCCGCGCTCATCCGTGAGGGCCGACATATCTATCGTGTCGGTTTGCCCGTTGGCTGCCGTCCGCGAGTCGCTCCAAACAACCTGCGCCTGGTTCGCCCCGTTGCCGTCAGTGAGCGTGGCCGCATATGACACCGGCGTCGCCCGCAGGGTCTTCGACAAGTCGCCAGCGCTCGTCTCGTGAGCGAGGATCGACAGCATGATTTGTGCGTTGAGGGGCATATCAGGTTCCCATCACATAGATTTCGTAGGACTGGCCGTTCGTGCCGCCGATGCGCAGGATGCTGCCGCCCTCGGTCGTGCCGAAGCCGGCCGAGTTCGGGCATGAGAGCAGCATCGCGCCGCCCTCGCGGATCGGATAGCCGCGAAGCGTCAGTGAGCCCAGATTGATCATCGGCGAGAAGTTCCAGCTCGTGACGTCCTGGCGGAAGACACTGAACTGCGAGCCAGTCCAGCCCGCTGAGAGGGCGATCTGGTTCGTCGTCGACAGGTTCTTGATGCAGAGCAGCTTCACGACGGCGATGCCGATGGTCGAAAAGTCGACCTCGTCGAAGCCGCCGGACAAAATTGTCCGACGGTCGCTAAACACCTTCGTGCAGTCGCCGACGTCGAAACTGAAGTCAATCGGGTGCTGCGTTGTTGCGGTCGTTAGCCCCTGCTGCGATTGCAGCCTGGCCGTCACGCTCGCCTGCACCTGTGCCGTGAGGCTCATCGGTAGCCGCCCCAGCCGCTCGCGGCGAGCAGCGTCTCGAAGGTCTGCGGTACCGGAAGCACTTGGCTGTAGCCGGCCACGACGGGCTGCCGCATCTCGTACCAGTGAGCCACGAGGAGCATGATCAGGCTCTTCACGGTCGCCGGCACGCTCGCGCCGCTGGCTCCGTAGCCCGCCGTCCATCGCACGGTGACGCTGTTCTCGTCACCTCGAACCGCCGGCCAGACACCTTCGTAGAGCGGGTAGATGCGGCCGGGGGTCGCGTAGGCGTCCACCTGGAAGGCGTTCGCTGCGCTGGTGATCGTGTTGTTGGCCCCAGCCTCGTCGCGGTAGACGACCGTCACCGTCGCGGCCTGCATGGGCGGGCGAGGCAGGATGACCTCCCAGAGCGGGAAGCAGTCATAGCGGGCCTCCCAGACCTGGGTGATGAGGCTCAAGTCCAGCACGTTCTCGACGTACTCGCGGGCCGCGGTGATCAGGCTCGTGATGTAGGCGTCCTCGTCGGTGCCGTCGACCCTGCACTGCACCTTCGCCTCGGCGAGCGTCACCGGCTCGACGGCCGGGGCCGTAAACCGCGTGAGGCTGCGATACGGCGTGATCGTGCTGTCTGGATGCTCCGGCGAGCCGTAGGTGATCGTGACGGTCATTTCACTCGCTTCCTTGCTTGTGTTTGCACCGTGGCCTTCTCTGTCCGCTCCTCGAGCGTGGCCGTCTCAGCGGCCTTTTCGTCAACCGACTCGATCATCCCGCGGGCGATGAAGATGCGGGCCATCCCGTCGCCCCAGTCAAACACCTGACCGACCCGATACCCGTTGAACGCCTTCGTTACGCGAATCTTCATTTTAAAACGCCCCAGGCTGTCTCTGGCGGCTTCTGGCCGCCGTTCCAATAGTCGGTCGTGTGCTGCTGAACCTTGCCGCCGTCGACCTCGCGGCTGGGCCAGGTGATCATCAGTTCGGCGTGGCCGACACTGATGTTCGTCGCGAGGCCCAACTTGTTGCCGGCCTTCGCGAACCCTCGCCAGAACGAGATGTCCTCGTCGACGTGCGAGCCATTCCAGTCGCCCTGCTCGTTCGGCGTGGCGACGAACCAAGGCTTCGCCATCTTCTTGATCGCGTCGGTCTTGATCAGCGTCAGGCCGAAGTGCGCCGTCTCGACGAGTTGCACGGGCTTGGAGAACCAGTCGCCGTCGACCGTCGTCTTCTCGTCGCTTGAGACGCCGGGGAGGGCGAACATCACGCACTGGCTTTCCCGCTTCGTCTGGAGCGGGGCGATGGCATCGACGCCAGCGTGCATCATCAAGGCCATGAGCGCCTCGACGGTCTTGCTGGAGAAGACCGTGTCGTAGTCGATCGTGAGGATCGCGTCGTACTTGTCGATGATGCTCTCGATCGACCGCGTCAGGCACTGCCCGAAGAAGACCCCCGTGTGCTTGACGATCGGAATCTGGTGCGGCGAGAGGGCCGAATGCACGCAGAAGAAATTGTCGGTGAAGCCGAGGCGGGGCGTGCTCATGACGGCACACACCCGCATCTCGGCTTCACAACTACCGACACGAACCAGCATCTATCGCTCCTTGTGTAGGAGCGGGCGCGCATCCTTGCGCCTTAGCCGGCCGTCATGGCCGTCCCGCTTGTTTCGGGACTAGCCACGCACCCAGGTCAGCACGCCAGCGTCGCTCGCGTTCGCGGGCGTTTCCGCAGCCCGCGACAGGCGGCCCGTGATCGCCACGGTGGCCGAAGCACCTGGGGTGTAGGACACCTTCAGGTAGCGCTT